TGAGCAGGTCGGCGCACTCGTGAGCCACATGGAGCATTTGTGTTTCTGGCCCGTCGAGGTCGACCTCAAGCGCTGCGATGGCCACACGTCCATCGAGGCGAGGGAGGCGGAGTGCAAGTGGTACCGTGTCAACGGGTTGAGCGATGAAATACTAGGCCACCTCGCCAGGGACCACCGCATCAGCGGACGATCCAAGTTGGGATTCCAATTCGGGGCTGGGCCGTCGGAGCCATCCGGACGCCCGGACACGTCTTGGGGCACGAGTCTCAGGTTAATATTCATCGATCTCGTCTTCGGCGCCTGGACTAACTACCGCGAGCGGCGCGACGACGTCGCGGTCGACTCCGTGAGCCTGGAAGCTAGTCTTACCGCTTTCATCACCCACGCCCGGTCGACCCCCGAAGCCTTTGACGGCATCATCCGCGATTTCCGTGTTAGCCCGACCTATGGCATTAGGTTGGGCGATGACAACGTGATGGGCCGACTGTCGGAGCCGCAGAAAGAGGTCGTTGAAATGGTCTACGCTATGGCTGGGCACGAGGCGGTGGTCAAGGTCTTCAAACCCTCAGAGTACAACAAGGTCACTTTCTGTTCATCCCTTTTTTGGGACATCGGGGGTGGCCGTCGTGTGCTTGACCGTTTCCCGTTTCGGACCCTATCCAAGACCTTCATGAATTCGGACCCCGCCTTGCGGCCCCAGGACATGCCCGGCTTCATCGCCGGTGTGGCCCGTGGTTTCAAGCATTCCATGTGGGTGCCGGTTCTCGGTGACGTGTGCCGCATCCTGGCCAATACCACCGTCGCTTCCCGAGTTGACAAGCGGGCTGCGGCGGACGCCAAGTACAAGTTCCACGCTAATGCAGTCGAAGACATCGATCAAGACGCCCTCGACGCGCATTTTCTTGATTTCTATGGAGTCGAGCGTGCGTCGTTCGCCTTCATCAGCGAGATCCCCTGGTCGCAAACCGGCGTTGTCTTCAACATCCCGGGTTTCCGCGACATGCTCGCCATGGAGGGGTTCACTGACGAAGCATTGCGTGGGCTCGAGCATCCTGGTCTCGAGCTGGTCGTCAATGGCGACCATGGCACTGATGCCCTCCAGCGTGGTCCCGACGTGGCTGATGCCATCGTCGCGGCCCTCGGAGGAATCAGCTTCAGCCTACTTTGAGAGACACGCCAACTCTCCAC